ATGATAGGCTAACTAATTTTGCCCGGGAATTCATGGACTACTATGAAGGCAATGGATGGAAGATAGGCAAGAATTCAATGAAGGACTGGCAAAGCACAGCACGCAGATGGATGCGTAATGAATGGGAAAAGAATACTAATCAAAAAACAAATCACAATGGAAAACCAAAGTTTGACAACGTTGCACACTATCAAAACGTGGCAGCCCAAGTCGCAGCTAACATTCAGCGAGAGCGTAACATCTAACAAGATTGCGACACTCCGAAAAGTAGACCGCACTGAAACCAAGATGAAAATTGCAATGCTTATCACAAGATGCTGCGCATTGGTGAACATTGACAAGAACATGAATGCTGACCAAATTAATTTTGCAGCTGAGCATTTTGTACAGCATCACTGGAAGTACAGCCTTGAAGATATCCAGTTATGTTTAGATCGTGGTGCAGCGGGCATGTATGGCACTATCTACAATCGTTTAGACTTGTCGATATTGAATGAGTGGATACTAAAGTTTGAGCAGGAAAGGGATACCCACATTGAAGCGGTGCGTATTCAGGAACAGCAAAGCAACAACATCTACGAAATGTTCCAACACCCGCAGGTTGTGGACGCTATCCAACAGGCAGCAAGCAAGTTGAAGATAGAAGAAGCCCCGGCACAGGAAGCAAAGCGCAGCAATCCACCACAGATTGAAATAGCCTTGATGCGTGAATACGATGACCTGCCAACATGGGACAATGACATGCGCTTTCGTGTGTACAAGAACAGACCTTACCAGTTCACGGAATACAGGCAGGAGCGTTATAAGGAACTAATCGAAAACCAAAATGAATACTGATGAAGTATGACCAACATCGAGAAGTCGAGCTTCTACGCAAGTTGTTTGTGTTAACAGCTAAACGCAGCATGCGCCCATCAATGACCGATAACATGGCAATGCGTCTTATCTTTGAAGAGTTACATTTGTTAACCGACAAAGATGAATATAAGCTATGACAATAGGTGAATTGTGGGATAAACTTGCGCAGTACCCGGATGATGTAGAAGTGTACATTGGTTTCATCAATGGCCACGCAATCGACCACGAACCTTTTGAAGTAATTGAAACAACCGACTTCAATGGCAAGACCACAATCAGTTTAATGATAGACGATATAGCAATTATTAATAACTAATACAATGAGTAACTATCAAATGCAAGAGGGACAGTTCACCCTATTCAAGAACAACAACGTGGCTAACAACGGGCCACAGTACACAGGTGAAATCATGGTCAATGGAAAGAAGATGCGCCTCGCCGCTTGGGTTAAAGAAGGCAAGAGTGGTAAGTTCTTTTCGGGCAAGATGACCGAGCCACTGGTTAAGCGTGAAGAAGTGGACGATTCACAAGGCACAGGTGATTTGCCTTTTTAATTCCATCGAATTCGACGGGTTTAATGATTGAGTACCTACCGAAACAAAATGAAGCACTGCGCGTACTGGGTAATTCACACCCGGCACGTGTGGTGCTATTCGGTGGTGCAGCAGGTGGCTCAAAATCTTTCATTGGTTGTGCATGGCAAATAAGTCGTAGGTTCAAGTATCCGGGCACGCGAGGTCTGATAGGTCGCAGTAAACTTGACACGTTAAAAAAGACCACGCTAAAGACATTCTTTGAAGTAGCGCACATGTTAGGGCTTGCGCCTAATGAGCATTACACAATCAACAATCAAACGCACGTCATAACGTTTGACAATGGAAGCGAAATAATCTTAAAGGATTTGTTTGCGTACCCATCAGACCCTGAGTTTCACTCGCTAGGTGGTTTGGAATTGACCGATGCTTACGTAGACGAGGCCGCACAAGTTAGCAAACGGGCAATAGACATACTTCAGTCTCGTATTCGTTTTAAGCTACGCGAATATGATTTGCCACCCAAGATGCTACTCACTTGCAATCCGTCCAAAGGATGGCTCTACAATGAGTTTTACGCACCGCACAAAGCCAATAACCTAGCGCAACACTTAGCGTTTATACCATCGCTGCCAACGGATAACCCTCACCTACCTGAAAGCTACATTGAAACCTTAGAACGTTTGCCCGAAATAGATAGGCGAAGGCTGTTGCATGGTGATTGGGAGTATGATGAATCCGTAGACAACCTGTATCAATACGATGACCTTGTGCGCTGCTTCCGGGAAGAAGAAGCGAAAGGTGAAAAGTACATAAGTGCCGACATCGCACGTCTTGGAAAAGACCGTAGTGTGATATGTGTTTGGCATGGTTTGCAGTTAATGGAGATTCATGAACTGCGAAAGCAACCAATCACAACCGTAGTTGGCACCATTCGCCAGCTATGCGACAGGCATAGCATCAAACTTAGCAACGTGATCTGTGATGAAGATGGGGTTGGCGGGGGAGCGGTTGATGCGCTCCGTTGCAGGGGCTTCCTTAATGGTGGCCGCGCTAAGCAATCGGATAAGTTCACCAATCAAAAGGCTGAGTGTTACTTCAAGCTTGCGGAATTAATCGAGCAAAACAAAGTAATTTTTAAAGTCAATCAGTTCCGAGATGTTATCGTGCAAGAACTGGACATGATACGCAGGCGGCAACCTGAAGCCGATGGCAAACTCGCAGTAATCAGTAAGGATGAGATAGCCCGCATGCATGGCAAGTCACCTGACTATGCAGATGCTATTATGATGCGCATGTACTTCGAACTATTCCCGAATTACGGCAGCTATTCGTGGGCGTAAGTCATTGATTTTCAATTACACGTTTGTTAAAATTTGTTAAAATACTTGTGTGTGCAATTATTTGCAGTACATTTGACCCATCAAACAACAACAAAAAATTTAAAGTTATGACAACCAAAGAAATTCAATCAATCAAAATGGGAACGCTTTTAACGTATGTACCAACAGGAGCAAAATTTAGAGTAACTGGATTTAACGAGTTTAAAATTAAAGATGGTACTGAAACACATGTTACTGCTATTGAGTGTTACGGCGATGGTTATTACGATATTAATTCAATGCCAGTGATTTATCCTTTAAGTAAATCTGAATTGTGCTTTTAAAATAATCAACACAGGGGTGCGGCTGATCAACGCACAACACAATGAAAACAGCATCTACTATTCTCCGCTACGTCGTAGCCATCATCGTAATCTTCGCACTACTTTCTTACTGCCAAGAACTCAACGATTGCCTTGCTAAGTATTAATCCAAATCAATAACAACATGAACTCATTCCACAAAGACAATCTTGAAGCATTGCAGAAGTTTCAGCAGATGCTCAATGCAAAGCCCGATGAACTGGGAATTGAAAAGACTCCAGACGGTAAAGCACAAACGCTGGTCATATCACACGTAGAAACCACACTAGACGAAATGTTTTTCGGGCACTGGCGCACTGAAAACTTTAAGTGGGAACGCATGGCTAACGAGGTTGTCGGTAGTCTTGACCTTGTAGTGATTCATCCGATAACCGGCTATGAGTTGCGCCGCACGGGAGCAGCATCTATTGTTATCATGGTAGATAGGGCGCCACAGAACCTTGACAACATCGAACGCAATAGATGGGCATTAAACGCAGATAACAAAAAGCCTAATGCTTTAGACCTTGCGTTTCCTAAACTTAAAACAGAGTGCCTTAAAAACGCTGCTGTGTCATTTGGTAAGTTGTTAGGCCGTGACCTTAACCGCAAGAACGTAGACATGTACAAACCATTCAAGTTGAAGGGTACACTTAACGCATCGAATAAGGATGTGCAATACTTGCTTGAGTTAATCGAGAAAGCACAGAGCCTTGATGATTGCGACATCATTTTGCAGGCATGCCCGCAGGAATTCTTTGCACAGATTGAACCGTTAGTAAATGTTAAAAAAGAGCAACTAAGCGGATTGTTGTAGTATCTTCACACCATCAATAACAATACACAATGGAACAAACTTTATTCAGAGCATCGCAGCTTGGTAAGCTTATGACCGATGCACGCACAAAGACAGGACTATCTGAAACCTGCAAAAGCGCACTGCTTGAAATCTATGTGCAGAACAAGTACAAACGCTATAAAGAAATCAGCAACAAGTACATCGAGAAAGGATTGGCTGTTGAGAATGATGCAATCGACATGTGGCGCAGGGAGCGTAACGCTATCGTATTCAAGAATGAAATCAATTTCAAGAATGAGTATATAACAGGCACGCCCGATTTGCTCATCAAAGATGGTGGCGCTGTAATCAATGTCCCGGATATTAAAAGCAGTTGGGACATCCACACCTT